ACCGTGATCTCGTCTGTTAGGTACGATCATATTACGAGCATGAGCTTCGTTGATGATGGCCTGTTCTGTAACTGCTACAGCACCCAGCACTGTAGGCAATAGCACAGTATTATCATGTGCAATCTCGTTGGCTAGATCCAGGAATCGCAGTTTTTCGTCCATACGTGCCAACAACATGACATCCTGACGATTATAGTCTAGAAACTTGCCAAATTCTCGATTGTATAATTGATCCAATGTGCCTTCATAGGCCACTTTGCTGCCAACACCCTCATATTCTCCGATGGCATCTAGACTGTAGCTATGCCGTTCTTCGTAAGTATATTTTCTATACAATTGCATATAGTCTAGATGTACACGGCCTGACAGATCGAAAGTAATATTTTCAGCACCAAATCTTTCAAATGTACGTTGTCTAGGCAATTGATTCCATAAGCAGAATCTTCGTGTGTCGTCTTTGCTGAGTATGCGAGTGGTACGCATGACCATATAGGGAATATCAAAGCCCTCGCTGTTCCAACCAGTTAGTACATCAGCATCCTCAATGAGATCCAAAAAAGTGGAGATCATGTCTTCTTCACGTTGGAAAAGAAAACAGTTGTCGTACTTGTTGGCAATCTCCTGTGCCGAATCCCAACTTAGTCCCTTGGGAGGAATGGCCAATGTGATCAGTTGTTGATTCCAGTCCATATAGAGACTGATACTGGTAATGGGGTTAAATGGATCCGCGGGAGGAGCGAAACCACGAGCAGGATCGAAATCTACTTCAATGTCAAAAAACACAGTATGAAGTTGGGGTGATTCGGCGCCTAAATAATGTTCGCTCAACAGCCTAAAAATGGGATTGACATCGCTTTCCCACAGAGTCTGTCCTTTGTGTATACGTAATTCTTTTTGATACTCTTTGTGATTGTGGGTGGAAAATCGACTGACTGGAGTATCGTAAATAGTTCTGTAACGACCACGGGCATCGTTGTAATAAAACGTATAGGTAGCGGGATATTCTCTGTATACCCTCTCGCCACGAATACGTTCGACAACATGAATACGATCGTTTTGACGATCATGTATGGCGTCGATGTAACTGATAGTAATTCTCCTTAATTCATTAATAGTCGGGCCAGACCCACAGAATCGATAGTGACCAATAATAGATAATTAGCCAACATACCGGTACTGCGTCTAGTCCACGCGGCCCAGGCGAATATCATACATTGTAACATAAACAATGGATAAAGTATGAGAAATGGCGGATTGGGCACAGTCACTGCCATTGTGGCAGCACAGCCGATGCTCATAAACCAAGCTGAGATTTCCAGTATGAATCTCAGCGGCCATTCACGATAATCGCGTCGAGCCCATTGATAGATGTCTATCAATGTATTGCTGATTTGGTTCATTAAAGAGTACGACCAACAGTTTCCAGAATATCTACCAATTCTTGATGATCGCGACTGGTGTCAGTGAGTTTGCTCTTTTGAGCGATTCGAATGGCTTTTTTTAGAATAGCGGGTTTGATTTCCAGTTCTTCGGCCACAGCTTTGATGGTGTCGTTGAGCCCTTCTTGAAGAGTCTGTACTTCACTCATAACCGAAATGCCTTCGTTGACCAATTGAGTCAGTTTGGCCTTACCCTCGGCACTGAACATACGTTGAGTCATTGTGTTCTCCAATAATAGTAGATATTATATATTATTAATTTTGCTTGAGCAAATATATTAATACCAGGGTCTTTCCAAACCAAAATAATTGGCTTTCCAATGGGCTTGAGCATACCAACCTTTGAGATTTTGCCATTGATCTCTGAGAGCCCAGATGCGATGAGCAGCATCAATCCAGTCTGTATTTAGGATAAGTTTTTCTGCTTGGGCTTTGTGTTCCAGTATGAGTTCAGCTGAGGTAGCATCCCATTCTAAATGTAGTACCTCTAGGGCAAAATTGTGGTCACAGTAGTCAATGTCAACATCTAATCCCCATTTCTGTTGACAAGTCAGTAACCAATTTAATCTTTTATTGGTCTTTCGATGTTGCAGTATTTGTTCTCGTGCCTCGTTGATAAAACTACATCGATACATAGCACAACTGTGATCGATACTGATGTGTTCGTGATCAATTGATATCCATGGTTCAAAAAATCCCGGATGTCCAGCAGTATAAACTGTTATAGGATATCCTTGATTCGAATAATAGATTTGTTCTAATTTAGTTAATTCGTACCCGTCTTTATCAAAAAAATCTACAGCAGCGGGATCTCTGAAATAGTTGTTGTCTATTTTAATATCTATTATAGGATTTTTTAAAAAATCTATATTGGCTATCTTAAACATTTTCGCCCTCAGTCGAAGTTGCCGCCGCCTCTGGTTTGTTCTATGTTGTTTGAACGAGCATACTTGTCAATACGCATGGCCAATTCAAAATCTAAAATTGTTAAGCCATCTACATCAGTAGTGGTTGTTTTTATTGTGACCTCAGATACGTCCTGTGTTATCAAAGCAAAATGATCCATTTTTTCACTGAGACGATTAATCCAATTAACAAATTCAGCAGCATGCCTGTGGTCCTCTGCTACATATGTGGCTTCTAGAGTTCTGTGATCTAACATTTCCCAGTCTGGTAAGAATTTACTTTTGATATCATCCAAGTCTTCGTTACTGGGGCGAAATTCTTCAACATCTTGAGATCTGAATTTGCCTTCTGCGATCAAAATCCATTGTCTCATTGTGTGCGATCCTTGTTGTCTATGGCACCGCCGGTGATCCAACTGGTACATGATCTAGTACCGGCGCATTTAAAATGATGGAAGTTACAGTAACCTAGATCAGCTTTGTGTATTGATGCCATACCATCTACAGCCTTGTCATCTCCTTTAATGCCGTCTTCAATGCATTTCCACATTTTGTCTGAGACGTCAAACGCAGCACAATTAGCACATTGCATGGTCTTGGCAGTTTTTTCTGTAATACCCCAACGTTTGGCTGCTTCTTTCCAGTAATTTTCCGGAGCCTCAGGATTGGCTGGACCATAGTGATATTCATCAATGGCTTTTTGGCGATTCTTTAAGTTGACATCTATGTCATAAGTGGCCACCGGACAGCCTTTACTTGTGGCCTCGATCAATTTTATATATTTTCTCATCATAATTCGTCCCATCCTATTGCCCAACATTGGTTAGTTGAGTTAGTAGTAGTAGTTACAGCAATCACAAATTCATATCTCACTCCAGTAAAAGTATTTCTTTCTAATTGAAATTTAAATGGAAATCCTTCCAGTGATGGAGCTACACTGGCCTGATTTGTAGAGATCACATATCCTTCGTCAATTATTCTACCATTGGTATAACTAGTGGGAGTTAGATTGTATTCCACCGACGAAGTTGCTCCAGCATCAACCCACCCTCCCCCTGACGTTATTGCCTGTTGTATAATAAAGTATTGATAATTGGCCGATGTCAGTGGAGCAAAACTAAAATTAGTGGGTATCACCACAGAATTATCTCTGCCCTCTTTTAGTCGTATACTCAACATAGGAACCGTGGTATTGACTTGTGCCTGTATGGTAGATCTCGGAGCAGTTATGGCATGGCCTATGGCCCGTGGGCGACCCACAAGTTCGTATCCGCCTTCTGATATCACAGATTGACAAATAAACTTTAATGTGTCGCTGACGCCAGTGGCACTGGTATTTTCTATTTCATATCGTAAAGGCAATCTTGCTGTGCCCATATAAGTAGTGGTTTCTCCGGTAGTATTGGCATGATCCCATCTATGACATGGTATAAATTGACCATTTATGACAAAACCCATGATCACTGATCCCACACCCAACCATTCTAAATTAATGTAAAGTATCTGCGAAGTCTCTAGATTCAATATGATCTTATCGGCATCTGTTCCGTCTAGTTTACTGATATTCCAATCAGATTTGGCTATACGGGTTGTAACCAAACTTCCACTGGAACTACTTCTACGCACAAAATAAACATCGTTACCATCTTGTTCTAAATAGAATCCGTTGTTAGTATCAAAATATCCTATACGCTGTCTGAGTCCTACTCGTGCAGGGGCCATACAGAATGTTTCTAATACCAACAAACTTTTACCTGGCTGATAAGCAAATACTCGTGTGCTTTCTCTGTAGACTTTGCTGCCGTCGCTGCCATCTACAGTCATGTTCAAAGCACTAGAGTTGGAATTATGCAGAGTGGATCCCCCGCTGGCTGTAGAGTTGACAAAGCCGTCAAGATTGTCGTAATACTTGCTGGAATTATCAAACAAGGTAAATGGTTGACTGACCCTAAAACGTCCAAATGCATCTACAGCAGTGGGTCCAAGTGTAGTTCTTACTATAGGTCGGCCCAGTACATCATACTGCATGGCCTTGTGCAGATTTAGGATGTTGGGTTCATCGGGATGAACGTAGTTTGTGGAATTTTGATTTTGTACGCCCACAAAACGCCTTTAGTCTAAGTCTAATATGCTGGTATAACTTTGACTGGTGGTAAACACAGCCACTTTGTTGCCAGATTTAAAATTAAATATCATTTGACTATTAGCAGGCACAACAAAATCTGCCACACTGGCAGTGGGGTTTGCACCAAACTCTACGTAAGTGGCCTGTGTGCCTGTGGTAATCAAGATTCTTCTGGCTGTAATTGTGGTACTTTGAGTACTCGAGTTGTTGGTACTAATAGTTTGAAATCTCACACTGTCGTCAGCAAGATCGTATGGTGTGTAGTATTGACTCATTTTTATTCCTTATTCTTTGGCTTGAAAATTTGGATACATGCTGGGCGCATTAGTTCTTATATCAGCAGGATGTTTACTTTTTTGTAAATCGGTGCCAGAGGTTAAAACAGATTCAAGATCGGCATATTTTTCGTCAACCGAATTAACAAAAGTTTTATCATCATCACGGTCTGGCAATAAATCAACTATTTGACGATAACGAGCCATGGTTTCTACATCATCAGGTACAGTTTCAACAGATACAGGGCGAGCAACAATGACAGTTGTTTTTGGTTCCTGAGAACAAGAAGGGGTTGGATTGTCGAACAAATCTAACATATTTCTAATGATTTCTGTTGCTCGCATGTATGTTATCCCTGTCTAACTGTAGACTTTAACATCCACCCATGTTTACCATGTACATCTAATCTTTCTTCTAGAAAATTTACCAGTCCTCTTTGTTCCATTCCGTCTGCTATCTCTGTGGCTATTTTCAATGATTCAATGACTTTTTGATTATCCACTGCTAGTTGCATAAACATGGCTTCAGCAGGGAAAGGATTGAGTTCGTCATTGACTAAATCAACAGTGCCCATATTGGCATAGTTTATTAAATTACCCGGAGCGAAGCCATCAATGACTCGAATATGTTCAGCACAGGTATCAACAGCAGCCCAAAGTTCTTCGTAAAGATCGCCGAAAAATTCATGATATTGGCTAAAGTCTGGGCCTAGTACATTCCAGTGATAGGTGTGTGTTTTGATATACATTAAAAATGTATCTGCTAAAACTCGATTCATTGCTTGTTTTAATTCGTCCATTATTATCTCTTTTTCTGTGCCTGTGCTGCACGAATTTGGGCAGCTTTTTGTGCTTGTTGACTGTTTTTGATAGCAGAAATAGTCTGTTTAGCAGTCAATGGGTTCAATATTGCCTGTTGTGCTGCACCACCTACTGCTTGATTAAATACAGCCACATCCATTTGTTCTTTTCTTGACAAGGGTTGGCCTGCTGCGGATTTGGCCATAGCATTGGCAGTACCTGCCACATTGATTCTGGGATTTTTTGTTGCTGCTTTAATTTGACTTAGTGTAGTCACTGCTCGTGGATCTGGTTTGGGTTTTTGTTGTGTAGTACCAATCGGAATTTGCGAAGGTGGAATCACAGGAGGACCTTGTTCAACGACTAATTTTTGAAATTGTTGCCACTCATCTAAAATCTGTTGCTCCAATAATTGTTGATCGTTGTTGATAATCTGCTCTGTATTAGCCAGTGGCTGATTGTCAATTTGATCCAAATTTTCTAGTAACAGTTTTAGATTAGTGTTCATTATTTCTCTGCTTTTAATTGTCTTTCCAGACTGGCGATTGCAGGTTCGTATCGAGCAAATGCTGCTGCTGCTCTGGCTTGCCTATCTTCTAGGTCATCTTTTTTTTTAGCTTCGGCTTCGGTGTTGTCGTCTGGCATTAGTTTTTTAGCAATAGCTCCGCCGATGGTAGCAGCCATACGAGGATTTCTTAATGCTGCTGATCCCACAGCACCAACAACAGCAGGTACTGCTGCCAGTAACGGAAATCCTTCTTTTACAGGACGACTTTTTGATTTTTTACCGGGCATTAATGGACTGGCAACAGCAGCCACGGATCCGCTGCCAGTGGCACCCGCAGACATTTCTTTTATGGATTTTTTCTTGTGTTTTGATTCTCTAACACCTTGTTTGGTCATGGCAGTCAACTGATCTCTGAGAGCGCGAACTTCTTGAGTCAACATATCAAGTTGACTTTCTTCTCGATTATTTTCTTTGTCTAAGCGATTGATATCTCGATCTTGGTCCCGATTTTCAGAATCTAATCGAGTGACATCACGTCCTGTATTTGATTCCAAGTATGAAAGATAATTAACTAAAGCACTGATATCTGATTCGGCTTGGGGGAACATTCCGTAGGCTTTGATTAACAGAGCTCTGGCACGGGCATTCAGTCCAGGGGTTGATATTTTCTTCTCTGTTTCGGTTTCGGTTTCGTTTTCTTTGATGTATTTTTTATTAGATTTTTGACTTTCGTACATGGCTTGACCAAACATGTCTTCGTATTCGGCTTTGGGTCCAATATCAAATTCGTCAGATCGGTCCATGGTTTCATATTCTAAGTATTCTTTGACGGTACGAAGATAGTCAGCAGCCAGGGTGATTTTTTCACTGACCCAGCCTTCGAGTCCCTGTCGTTCGCTGATATTTTTCAGTATACGATGTAATTCTATAGCATTTTTGGCAGCATGGAAACAATCGGCACGAGCCATTTGTACTTCGTGATCTTGTTCCATATGATCGGCATCTTGCCCTAATCCTTCTTGTATTTGTTGGAATTTCATATTCTTTAACCCTTTAGAATATTTATCAAAAATAACGATCTAACATGTCTTTGATTTTGTCGTGTTGATTTGAATCAGGATACAAATCATTTACCATCATCATACGCAGATCATCATTGGCTTCTTGATACATCTGTCTGACCTGACTACCCGAATATATTTCTTGTCCTGCTACACTGAAATCTACTTTTTGTGTGACATAGACATAACCATGCTGACCAAATGGCTCGCAACTGTTGATGTCAACAAAGGGTTGATAATACCCTGGACTACCATCCTTTTTGGTATAACTCATGGGATCGCGTTCACTACGAACCAGTATGAAAATATCACGTTCGGAATCATAATCTTTCATGATTTCTCGAGGGTTTATGGGAGCCTTGACTTCAACAAAAGGATCTTCTATACCAGCTTCGCGGGCCAAAAACTTTTTGTCAACAAAGGGTATGGGTCTGACTTTGGTGTCATTACTGGCGGCGACATAGAAATCAGCATCGGGAAACTGATTTTTGGCTTGTTGATAACTGCCAAAATGTCCCCGGTGGAAAGGTTGAAACCCGCCGCCGTAGACCACAAATACGGTGCCGTTTTTAGTAGAATCGGTGTCTTCAAACAGTTCAAAAAGTCTCATATTACAGTCTCTTTAAGATATTTATCGTTTGACGAGATTAAAAGCAGCACTGATTCGAAACTCGTTGCTGTTGTTCTTTAATACTCTATGTGCCAGTGTACCTGGAAATAACAAAAAATCGCCCACTTGAGGCTGTACTATTTCGTGTGATTCACCCTGTCTAAACTCTATACCACCGCAATCCGCTGGTGTTTGTATGTATAGCACACCGCTCCACAGATACGGAGTATGACTGTGCCAACGATATTCATCACCTGGTTCTCCGCAGTTAAACCACCATTCGTCTATGCACAGTTCGCCTACCGCAGCCGTTACACGATTAAATGTTGCGTCAAACCACTGATAAGGATTAACTTTAATTCTACGACTGTGCCAAGTGCCATAACGTCCACCGCGAGCATTATCTAAATCTCTGTAGAGTTTGACAACCTCTGATGCAACGTTATCGTCGACCGCTATACTGCTCTGTGTGTACATTAGAACGGACCATACGGTGACCAACCAACATTGACTGTATTAAAAGTTTTACTGGCTGGACTAGAATCAGTAAATGCCGCAATTTCGCTAGCAACATTTAACAGTAATTTAGATTCAGTTAATGCTGTGATAGGCCCAGTAGGAGGTGTGATTACCGCACTAGTCACATCATACTTGGCAGCACCTTTGACCCAGTGAAAGTTTGTGATATAGCCTTTGAATTCACCATTCTGATTTATATCTTCGTGTCCAATAGTTAATGGTAGCCCACTGCCACCGTAGTTCAGAGAGTCTATCTGTGTGATCACACGCTCACCATTGATCCACATAGCTATTAAACCTAGAGTGTAATTTCTAGAGATAGCATAATGGTTCCATTGATTTAATAAAGTTGCTCCACCGTAAGAATTAATGTAGCTGATATAACTGGCATTACGCCATAGCAGTCCGCCACCAACACTGAGTTCTAGAGAAAAGGGACTGGTATTCCAGTGTCCCACGCTAAACGATCTTTGAGGACCACTGTTGTCAGTCTGCCATTGAAACCATTCTACTGTAAAGTCGCTGGTTCCTAAGACCCAGTCTGCGTCAGCGGCATAGCCTACTCTGTCAATAGAAGTGTTAAAGAGTAGACTTGTTGCTAGTATTCCGGGCTCTGGGTTTCCGCCTCCGCCTCCTCCTCCGCCGGCGGAGTTTTGTGTTAGTAATATCTGTGTTATTGGCATGGTTTATTCCTTAACTATCATCAGATACATTACCACTGATATACCAGTAGTTTTCACCGACTTTGATCAGTGTGGCCATACCCCAACTGGCAAGATCCCAGTAGGTAGATGTGTTACCGTCGCTGCTGTTTCTGATGTTGATATCACCACCGTCTGCGTCAATGTTTATAGTACCACCGGAATC